ATCGGGGCCGGAGGGGATGTATACTAGATTTGGTGTGACGCACATCGGCGCAGGTTTCACTAAACGCATTTACTTATCAAGAGTGAAACGCGCCGCCGACCAAATCAATATATGGGGTTGATTTGGTCGGCGGCGCTATGGCGCACTTCGTTTGCGGTACGCCCAGCGGTTCCGTGGTCGCTTCCCCTCCGAAGTCGGAGGGGGTGGGTTTTTTGCGTTTGGGCAGGTCTTCCTGCCTAAGTTGTGCGTCGTCTCATGGAGACTTAACGCCCCTCTATTCAAACGCAATGACGCGGCGAGAGTATCCGATCCTGGATACCGTCGAACGCCAATTGCGTTCTCAGCCGCGCGAGCCTTTTTAAACTGGAACCCGTCTGCGGGTTCCGAGGCTCTGAAGTCGGAATAAACCATTCCCTGGTCACAGGTGACGCAGAGATTGAGGACACGCCTTTCTGGAAGTCGTGAGCGGTGTCATTTCTTTTCCCCTTTGCTTAGAATGCAGATGGCACCAGGGGCCGGCCCATCAAGGCAGCAGCGCGAAGATGTAATCTTACCTTACGGGCTGACTGCTACCTTGACGGGCCTAAGTAGCCCCTGATGCCTTTTTAACTGCATAGCAAAGGAGAAAAGAAATGCCACCTATTCACATGATTGCCTTCCAGAAAGACGAGACCTCAAAGGTTCTCTATTACGTCACACAAGAATGTGACCAGGGAATGTTTTATTCCGAGTGGTTCATAAGCCTCTCTGATGAACCCGCAGACGGGTTCCAGTTTAAGAGTTATCGAGCGGCTGAGAACACAATTGAAGAGTTGTTCCGGCGGTATCCAGGATCGGATACTATCGCCTCGGCTTTCATCACTACGTTTGAATGAAAAGAGGGGCGTTAAGCCCCCATTTCGCCTTTGCACAACTCTATTTCAGCGCCTGTTTCGGCGCTGATTTTTTTTGCCAACGATGCGCGCTGTGCGCCGCTTTGCTACGTTTCCTTGCCTGGTCGGCAAGCGGGGAAGGGCAGGCCCGTTTAACGGTTCCTGCCCTAGTTTACGAGACGCTGTCTCGCGCTCTGACTGCTCTCCTGGTTAGCAAACCTATATGAATAGCCAAGGCTTGCTCCAGAGGTCGCGTAGGCTATTGAGGCAGGTTTATATCTGCCTGGTTTGTCAGTTGTTTGTGCTTTTCGATCTGAACTTGGTGGTGATCCCAACAGTTCAGAATATGCCCAGAGAGTTGGGCTTGAAGGGTGAGCAGTTGGGGCCATTTGAGCCTGGCGATAGCCTCTACGGCGTCAGTCATGGCCTTTTCTTCGTTTTGGACATTTTGCATTAACCAAACCTCAGTTTGTCGGAGTAAGGAGACGCCCTGAAGGGTTCTTCGGGCTGTATGATGGGGCGTTGCTTCCAATTGTTGATTTGCCAGTGCGCGGGATCGTAGAAGTCCCAGCGCCCGCCCCATTCGATTTTGATAACCTGGTCGCGTTCGTCGCGGCCCAGGTGGAGTTGGCGAGCGACTTGCTCGCCGAGAGTTCCGACGTAATACCAAAGCTCTTTGGGAATGCGCCAATCGTGGACAGCGTGGACGATATCCACGGCGCACGACCTTTGGTGCGCGCCAGATGTGACCTGGGAATGTCCCAGGGCTTTGAGGCGCTTTTGTTCTTCTGGACTGCGATAGCAGGTGTGAACGAAGAACGGTAAGCCGCGATTTCGAAGGGCGCGCATATACCGCCAGGTAAACAGGCGGATTTCGTAAGGCGCGCCCTGGTAGTCGGCCCGATCGTACTGACGCAAATACATTTGCGAGGTAAAGAACGCTTTCGGGCGTTGGAACTCGCGGATTGTGGCCGGTAGGTCGGCCAGGTCGGGGATAGTGTCTTCTGGACCGGGAAGCCGTAGGCAGTTAGGCCGAAAGGCTTTGAATAGGTCCAGATTGACGAGACGGCGGATGCCGTCGTTTTTGGTTCGTTTCATTTCATTTCCTCACATTGGTGGGGCGGCGGTGTGAGGTCCGCCGCCCCTGGTTAGCCCTATTCCGCTGGGGGGTTTGCGGGTTCGGGCGTGGTTTCCGGTGGCCCAGTGTCCACCGGAGGCTGAGGGACCGGTTCGGCGGGAACGGTTTCCTCAGTTTGAAGCCCAGCCTCAATGCGCTGGCGCTGCTGCTCGCGAGCGGCATCAAGGCGCGCCTTACGGCGGAGGGCTTCAGTTATTTCCGCTTCGCGGATCGACCGGCGAACCATTGCTTCGGCAGTGCCTTCGCCTGGTCGCTTGTCGAAGTTGGTGAGCGGCGCACCGTAGGTGTCGGCGGTAGGTTGTGGCCGGATCATAATCCAGCCTTTTGGGGCATAGACGATTTCGGCACCTTCGAAGGTGACATTGAAGTCTGTGCCGTAGCCGACCGGGACGCCGCCGACCATTAGGGTTGCAGGTTCTTCAAGGCGAACCCTGGCAGACCCTTTCATTTCGATGCCCTTGGCGGGGATTTTCCGCCAGTCATTCGGGCTAAATTTGATGGTTTTCATTTAGCTGCCCTCTGTTGTGGTTTCGGCGAAAGATTGAGTGTCTTCGACCAGGCGGTTACCGAATTGGGTCAGGCCGCTGATCGTAAGGTCCATACGGACGGAGATTGTGGCCGCATCGTTGGCAGGAACGCTAAAGACGTCCTGGGGGAAGGGATGCGGGCAGAGGTAGTGGTCGGTTGAGAGCACCGGATCGACGTAGAGCGGTTGCCAGATAGCAGTCCGCGCGGCGGTCGGTCCGGAACCAGGTGTCAGGGCGCGGAAGTCTCCGCCCTGGAGAGTGAATTCCTGGTTCCATTTGCCGTTAAGTTCACGGTAGCCGAACGTAGCGTTCGGCGTGGTGTGGAGTTGGTCGATTTCCGCGTTGGTGACGATTTCGACAGGCTCGATGTTGAGGCTGTCGCGCAAGGCTTGAGGAAGTTCAGCCTCAGACGTCACCTCCAAGTACGAGTCCTTTTGGCGCGGGTAGATACGTTCTGGCATGAACTCAAAGGTTGAGAACAGGATAGCGCCGTAGTCCTGGACAGGGACATTGATGGATTGTGAGAGCGTGAGACGCCCCACGGTGACACTGTCGTCCAGGTTTGCGGCGTCTGTCGCGTGGCGTTCGTTCATGCCGAAAACGCCGGTTTTAGACGAGATAAGCCAGGGGCGGTTAAGGAGCATTTCCGGAACGTTGAAGCCGTTCATTAGTTCCAGCATCAGGACTTCGTCCGTGTTGAAACCGGAGTAGTCGTCGCCGTCCATTGCGGAGACGGCTTTGGCCCAGGCGTTGGTTTTCCTGGCCATGTCAATGTTAGCCAGGGTTGTGGTGATTTTTTGGGAGCTCATGTCGGCGACGATGGACGACACAAGGGAGTTGTCGATATCGAATTGCAGGTTATTACCTCCTGCGCCGACGGTGTAGTTTGAAACGCCTGGTACGACATTACCGGCGCTTGAGCCAGCGTTCGTGCCTGTACGGGCAATGCCCGAGATTGGAATGGAACCGGCGGAGACATCAAGTTCCAGCGCCCCAGTGACAAGGGCGCTTTCATAGTCTGCCACCACGCTTTGCATAGACGATTGAGTCCAGAAAGCGGGTTTGAGTTCCAGGGCGGCGGTGTTGTCCTCCTGGTAGTAATCGTAACGGGTCATTTTGCTGGACATTGCAGCGAGCCGGAAGTTGGCGACGAGAATGTAGGCGTCGATATAGTCGGTGTTGATTTCGACACCTGGTTGAAGGCAGAGGCCGGAACAACGGAAGAATTCCGAAGATTGCGCGGCAGCGATGGAGCCTGTTGCTACGGTGTCAAACAGGCTGACAGCCGCGCGTGTGGCGGAGCCGAGAGCGGTTTGGGATTTGCCCTGGTAGGCGTGGGTATATTCGTCGATGCCAGAAAAGTGGGGCAGAGCCGGGCGCGGAACGCACCAGGTCTGGAGACGTCCGACGACTGCGTTTTCGATTGGTTTCGGCATTTCGCCGAGTTCCACGTCTACGACGATGTTTCCGGAGGCGCTATCGCCCCGGAATAGGCCGCAAAAGCCGAAGGGAAGGATTTCCCCGGCGCGGCCTGTGGTGAGAAGATTTTGCACCCATTTCCGCAGCGTGCGCGGAAAGTTGAGGGGTGCGGTTGAGTGTTTAAGCATCTGTCAGTTCCTTTAGATGAGGGCCGCGACGACAGCCGCGGCGATGGGGGTGATAAGAAAGAGCAGCAGAAGAGATTTCATCGATTTTGCTTTCTATTGGAGGAACCCTCAGGGGTTCGGTTGAAGTAATCCTTGACCTGTTGTTTGACCTGGCCGGACGACAGACTTTCGTTTCTGTCGATCGTACCGTCCTTGCGCATTTGTAGGCCATTGGAGGCGAGCCAGTCGCCGAAGACGACTTGGGAGATTTCGTCGCCCGCAATGGCTTCCAGGTCATCGGATATAATTGGATCAAAGGGAGATACGTCTAGCCTTTCGGCAAGACGTTTTGGAAATTTGGTTAGGGTTGAGCCGTGCTCGTTTGGCACGGGCAGATTGACGGGGATGGTTTCGTCTGTTGACCAGTAACCGTCTGGTCTGGATTTTGAAGGGCTGTCGGGGCCGATTGTGCCCCTGGTGGTGGGATCTTCGATGAACGGCGGAGTGCCGTTTGGCGCGAGGCCCGTTGGAAGCCTGGCGCGCCGTTGGTTTTCAAGTTGGATGCCCAGGGTTGTGGCCTTGAGGCGGTCCCGTTCTACGCGCCGGATTTCGTCTTCGACGGTTTGCGCGTTTTCGCGCCTGGCGCGTTCGCCGGATACTTCGTCGATCAGCGGATCGAACAGGTTTTGGGAGGCGAACGAGGTAGCCAGGCGCGGTGGACCGCTTTCGCCGGAGGCACCACCGGCCCGCAGCGCTTCGAGCGGATGGAAGCCCCCGGCGGTTGCTTGTTTGCGGAGGCGAATGAAGCGTTGGGCGTCATATTTTGCATTTTCGGCATTTTGTGCGCGTTGCGCGTTGCGCTCGCGCTTGCCGTCAATTGCGCCGCCGACCGCTGATAGGCCAGCACCGACAAGAGGGCCGACGCCGGGAATAAACCCGGCGAGTTTGCCCAGAGAGGAAAAGAGGCCCATTATTTCCAGCCCTTCTTTTGAGCGAGTGCGGAATAGGCCAGGTCAACCGCTAAGCCGACGACCAGGGGGATCGCGGCGACGATGGTCGCGGTTTCGTTATCGGCCATTCCGATAGAGGTTAAGGTCGTGCCGACCATTGTTGCTAAACGTCTCGACAGCGGGAGCAGGATTTGACGGACTATCAATTTCATGTCTGGAGTTCCTTTGATTTGTGGCGAACCAGGTGCGGTGTAGAACCAGGAGTTCGGTATTGACCCGCGTATTTTCGCGGATCGTTTCATAAAGGGCTGTATAGGCCTGGTTGATCTGAAAAAAGATCGTGAGAGCAAGACCGGCCAAGCCGCCCTGGACAATTTTATTCCAGTCCATTCTAGCAATACCGCCCCGCGAATTGGCGACCTGACCCGTTTCCCTTTTGGGAGGTTGGGCGTTGCTTGTTGCACGGCTTTTCGGGAGCGGTCTTTTTAGCGGTGGATACGGGGCGGTTTTCGGGCGGTTTTGGTTTGCGAGCCGTTTCCCGGTCTACGAGTTGCCCCGATGGGTTCGCTTTTTGAGATTGGAGAGCCTGGGAACCAAGTCTTGGCGACTTCGGCGGTGTAGCCGCCCCCTTGTATAAATCGGAACGCGGAGGGGTCCGATAGCGGGACGGGGACGGATTTCTGGATTTCGGCGTAGGCGTCTGGTTTGTATTTCCTGAGCGCCTGGATGGTGTCGATTTTTTCTTGCCCATCGTAGTTTTCCATTTCAGCGGATATCCAATGGAAAAGCAGGCTAGGGACGCCTGAGCGCCTTGTAAAGTGGCTTTGTTCCCTGAAATTGCTTTTTTGGGCTTCGTCCTGGACCGCCCGCGGTAGGGCTTCCCAGGCTTCCAGGTGTTTGAGGTTGGTGTATCGCTTGTAGGCTCTTTCCATTTTTGGGGTCTTTTCGACGTCTGCCGCTTCCGGCCAGAGAGCCAGGAGCGTGTCGAAAAAGACGAAGGCCGCTTTTCCGAAGAATTGATATTCCCGGCCTTCGTGAGCGAAGGGCGGCCTGTATTTGAACGAATGCGGGAAGACCTTTTCGGCGGCGTAGCGTTCGGCCAGGGCGTGAACGTGTTCGATACCCAGGATTGGTTTTTTCGAGTAGGAAACCCACTCGGTTTGCACCTGGGCGGTTGCCTGGTCGAACTTGCCCGCATTGCGTAGAGATTTGGTTAGGTACTTGGTGACGTAGCGAATGTCACGTTCTCCGGCGTTGCCGTCCACGAACATATGCCCGTAGGGCCACGCGTTTAAGTCCCAAGTCCTTTGATTTAGTTCCCATCGCGGCGGGTTGCCATACCCAAAGAGAATGACGTGAAAGTGGGTTCTTTTGGTGCCATTCTTGCCGATCTCCCCCGCCACGAGGTAACGCGTTGAGAAACCTTTGCGCCGACGTAGTCGTTTCATAAAGCCTTGGAAGTCTTCTTTGTGAATTATTTGCGCCTGGGATTTTTTGTCCAGGCGCTTGTCGTCGTAAGTGAGGGTCACGGTCCTGGTCCAATCACTATCGGCCGCTTCGCAGAGGGCGCGGCCGGTGAGGTCGCTAACGCGGTGAGATTGGCAGGACCAGCAGCGACGACAGGCTACCGGCATACGAATGAAATCGGGGCCGGAGGGGATGTATACTAGATTTGGTGTGACGCACATCGGCGCAGGTTTCACTAAACGCATTTACTTAT